GCTGGCCGCGCGGTCGCGCTCCGCCAGGCCGGCCAGCTTCGACAACGCGAGGTACGTGCCCATCGGAGCGGCCCGCACCCGGACCTCCAGGCCGGCCAGATCGTCGTCCCGGAACCGCAGGAGGTACGAGGCCCGCGGGCGCTCGAACCCCATCACGACCACGTCGGAACGGTGCCATCCGCCAGCACGCCCGGAGCCGTCCAGAGCAGCGACCCGTCTTGATTCCGCTTGAGCTGGTAGTCGGTGTACAGCACCTCGGGCGCCAGCGTCTTCGCGGACACCACCATCGTGGTGGTGCGAGCGACGCTGCTTGACGGGACGGTGCTGAACACGTCATGCGCGGACGGAGAGGCGGCTGGGTTGAACACGCCATTGAGCGTGATAGAGAAGTCCGCCAAGAGGAGTAGGCGCTCCATGGCAGACTTGTCGATGCCAGTCACGTCCTGAACAGCGCGCGGCGTAGCGAAGTCGAAGTTAGTGATGTCATTCTTGATTGCCTCTGGAGTGCCAGCCGAGCTGTCTACACTCAGCGTGGTCCACCCGATACCACTGCTCTTAGCCATGATCTATCCTCTCTGTATCGCTGTAGCGATTCGATCCTGGTGGGTGGCGAAGTCGTCCACCCAGTTCTCTGCGTTGTCATGCTGCATGGGGTCTATACCCCCGCGCCAGTCACCACCGCGAACGATGTACAGCGGCTCTCGCTCCAGCGGCACGGTGTGCTGTCGGAAGCATCGCTGGTTGGCCGGGAAGGCGAAGGTAGTTCCGCCACCCACGTTGCGCTCCTCGCGGTACTGCCGGCCGGAAAGCGTGCGGATGTAATGCGCTTGACGCTGCCCCAGCTCTGTACGCTCATCCACTACCGTCGTCCAGCCGTGCTCATGCTGCCGACAGCTCACCTCGGCGCAGGTCGCCACGCGGCGATGCGTGGCGACCGGGGCCGCGACACTGTACGTCTTGTATGCGTACGCCGACATCAGGGGCGTGACGCGGAACGGCTGCGTCATCAGAACGTCACGGCCGTCAGGTTGCGCACGAACGTCACCGAGAAGATAGCGTTACTGAAAGTGCCAGTCGTGACGGCGCGCACATATCGGCGCACGGTATCCGTCGCGCCGCCCGCTAGGCGCTGCGAGGTGACCCCGGTGGCTGCCGTGAACCCGGCTCCCGCCAGGTCGGTATATGCGCTGTTGTCGGCCGAATCTTGCACCTTTACCGTGACCGACGTCCCGGTAAATGCGAACACATGAAGGTACGCTTGCCAGCCGAATGCCGTACTAACGGTTACCTGATCCACGGCGGTCCCATTCGTCGCACTGCCATCCGTGCGTTGGCCAGCCGTGAGCTGCAACCCCCACTCCAGCCCGAATCCGTTAGCGAGTACGGAGATGTCAAACGTAAAGGCGCCATCATTCGCGCGCTTGCCGTCGTAGTTGATCTGCTTTGCCACGCAACAGGCAGCGGGATTGCCGAGGGTTGTGCCGCGACAGTATGTCGCAATCACGTCAGCGGTCGGCAAGGCGGCGAACTTGTCGTGCGTCAGCCCCACGGTAGGATTGAAGAATACCTGAAACTGAATGTCGCCATCCCGCTGTCCGCCGATACGCTCGGATGCCGACTTGTCAATGCCGGTTACGTCAAGCGGCTTCGGGCCTCCGTGAATGCTAGAGAGCTGCCCGACATCGCCACTGGCGTTGTACCCAGCAACGTATAGGTTGTCGCCTAGCCCGCCCTGCTTAGCCACGTCCCACCGCCTGGCGCTTGCTCACGGCATGTTCAGCTACATTCTTCGCGCTCATCAGCGCGCTGTAGCCAATCAGCGCTACCCAGAACAGCACGGGCAGCACGCCCGCACCCCACGTCGCAAGTAGTCCCGCGACGCCGGCCACCCCACCCGCGGCCCAGAGAAGCCCGGCAATCAGCTTGGCGGTCATGGCACAATCAGCCCCGATCCGTTCATTGGTCGATCCGGCGCCAGCGCGACCGCCGGCTGAGCAGTGCCCGAACCGGCCGCGAGCGCGGCCGCCACGCCCAGCCGGCCCAACTCCAGCGCGGCCATGAGCATCCGCAGGCGGGCGTAGTCCATGACCAGCTGCCAGGAGCCGACGAATTGCGGCAGTACCACGTTGCCCATCGCGGCCCCACTCATCTGCGGCCCGGCGCCATCCAGGATCTTGCGTGCTTCACGTAGGTTTTCATTTTCTGCAAGTTCTCTCGTTGTGGTCATGCCGCCTGGCTCCAGATGTCGTTAACGATAACTGGTATCGTTATAGTCATTACGCGCATTAAGCGCTTGTCCTGTTCGAGATATCCAGCCTTGGCGTATAGGGGTGGGCCATACGCACCAAGCAAATCAATCTCCCTGACGGACAGGTTGCCACCCAGTTCAAAGTCTCCCGAGTACTCCGTCATCATGGCATCGGTAGCTATGATGATCTGGGGGTCTATTCCGTCCTGTGGCTCCTGTGTCATGTTCATGTAGATGCGCCCCATGAACGCCACCCGGCCACTCGTGCTCGCCAGGCCCGAGTCCCTGATTGGCTCGATCACATCAACCCAGAGCGCATACGACACGCCAGAGCGAGGGGCGCTTTTGGGCTCATGGCCGTTGACACGCTCGAATTGCCCAGTCACTAAGGCATGCGATACGAGCGCATCAACAATCCCTTGCGTGTTCATCCGGTCAGCCTTGCAATCAACCTGCGCAGCGCGGCGTCTACCAGGTAGGGCACTTTGGCCTCTACCTTCTGCGTCGCCTTCCGGAAAGACGCATAGCCCCTGAACCGCGTTGCCCGGTTACGCGTGCTGACGCCCTCAAGCCATGGCCCGTAGATGATGCCACGGTCGTGCACTAACTCTTTGTCGCCATCATGATCACGCATAATCTGCGTTTCGTAGTATGGCGTCGGATGCACGATCTGTGCATTGAGGAACTCGTGCACGTCCGCAAATGCCTGCTGTGCTACTTCCTCGCGCGCCTCGCGCATGAAGTCATGGACCACCGCCCCGCGCCGCTGAAACCACGGACCCGAGTATGTGACGTTGACCTTGATCATCATCACACCGCCCGGGTGCGGGCTTGACGGGCGTGCGCCTGTATGGCCCGGTCCCGGATGTCGCGCAGCCCAGCGCCGCTGGCGTTGCGTGCCGTCTCCCCGGCGCCAACCGTCCGGACGTACGCCGAGGTCTCTTGCTCCAGGGAGTTCAGCGTCTCCGCCACCGACAGCGCCCGGATGAGCCGGGGTGGCACGAACCGCGCGACCGGCGCGGCGTTGAGGTGGGTGGCTGCCGTGGTCCCGAGCGCCCCGCGCTCGACGGTCAAGGTCCGCGGGGCGTAGATGGTCGAGCCGGCATGCGCCGCCAGGACACTCCCGTCAACCGCGCGTCGCACAATCAGGCTGTTGCCCGCGATGTCCACGATCTGCATGCGCTCGGCATCAAGCAAGAGCGCCTCGTCAAGCGCGAACGCCGCGCCGTTCGTCACCGCAATCAGCGTCTCTGCTACCGACGCGCCTACAGGGGTCTGCAACGTCTGCCCCGTCGTCAATGACGACTTCTCGGTAACAATCAGACGCTCATTGTCGATCCGAATGATCTGCCCTACGCCGATTGCGGCAGAGTCAGTGACGTTGCACGTCGTAACGCTAGTGGTGCTAATCGCGGCAGCGAGAGACCCGGCAGCCTCTTCGTCATTGCGGTACCCGAAGAGACCTGCGATCTCGATACTGCGCTGAAAGGTGTTTGGCCCAGCGGAGAAGAACTTGCCTGCCGCAAGATTGATTTCTATCCACGTGAAGGGGGGACCCTGATTCACCGGCTCAAGGTTGAACTGATTCGAGGTCAGCGTCACGCCACCACTGATCAGAGAGGTAACCGTGATTACTTCATCCTCATCCAACCACAGCCGCCACGGCCGGGCGTACTGCGTGTTCGGCCAGTCCTTGTAGCGAGAGGCGACGGTCGGGTAGAAGACCCGATTCATGTCGCCGTCAATCGCTTCGCTGGATGAGCGAATAAGTCGATCGATTTGACGATTCGCTCGCGCGGAATCCTTAATATCGAGGGCAGACTTAACGTCTTCCCTCGTGCAATAACTCACGCCCATAACCCTGCCTTGCTTTCGTGGCCTAGCCGCTTATGCGGCGGTTGTGGAGCAATTCAGTTGTTATGTTGCGATGCCGTGTGCCGGTCCCGTAGCGTCTTCCGGCCAACGGTACCCGTCAAAGCGGCAAAAGAGAAAGCCCCTCGGCCCTTCGGACAGCGGCTCTCCGTCATTCGGACAGGCAACCGGTGCCGCATTGTCGAAATCGCGTCGTAGCTCTTTCGCCTCTTGAATGATTGATAGCAATGACCACCAGCTAGCCACGTCAACATCACCCGTCCCCACGGAATCGGCAGATGCTTGAATCACCACCATGGCCTGCAAGCTTCCGCTCGCCACCATGGCGCTCTGCCCTCCCACGAGCATACCGGCAGTGACGATCATGGCCGCGTCACCCCGGGCATTCACTCCCGCAGCGGCCGTCACCGCGCAGCTGGCCACGAGCGCGCCATTGATGGTCGGTCCCGATACCGTCGCACCTGCCGCAATCGTCCCGGTGCCAACCAGCGCGGCGCCGGCCACCGCCGCCAGCTGCCCCGCCCCCGCGGGCGCCCCGGCCCCGGACAGCGCGGCGCCC